CGTAAATGCTGCATTTTTAGCCAGTCCGATTACATGGATATTGATTGCCATTATTGCAGTGATTGCATTGGTCGTAATGTCGATGGTAATGTGGGGAGAGCAAACTGCTACGGTTGTTGGTTTTGTAGCAGGTATATTCGCTGCATTAGGTGTATATATACTCAATCAATTCATAAACATAGCAAACTTCCTTACTATATTTGCTGAATTTTTTATTAATTTATTTATAGATCCTGTCTATGCTGTGAAGAAATTATTTTACGATTTAGTTATGATGGTGGTTGATAATATGTCTGCAATGGCAGGTAGTTTTGATAGTGCAGCAACAGTTTTAGGGAATGTTTTTGTAGCAGGAGCTAATATTGCAATAAAAGCCGTAAACGGATTAATTAATTTATTAAATAAAATTCCTGGCATAAATATTGGAACTGTAGGAGAATTACAAGCAGGTAAATCTAATATCGTGACCAAACATTGGAAAAATTTCGTTGCTAACTTGAAACCACCAACTAGCGATAAAAATGTAGTTAGTTTGTCCAAAACAAATCTAATGAGTATCCCGGATGCTTTTAATAAAGCGAGTGAATGGGCCTATAACGGTACGATGAAAGCTGCTGATAAAGTGAGTGGGTTGGTTGATAAAGCCAAAAGTTTGGCTGGTTTAGGTAAAGATGATAAAAACAAAGACAATCCATTCCTCGATCAGGCTAGCTTGATGGATGATGTCATGAAAACAGCACCATCAGAGACAGGGCTAGGGGCTAAAAATGACCCTGACAAGGGAAAACTAAAGGGTGGTAAGTTAGATAAAGTCGATAAAATCGGCAAAGTGGATTTAGCGGATGAGTACCTTGAAATATTCAAGGATATTGCGGAAGGACGGGCGATTAATAATATCATTTCTCTAACGCCGAATCTACAAGTGCAAAATACCTTTGAGGATACAGCAGGTAGCGTATTGGGCAAAGTATTGAATAGGATTGGCGACTTGTCCAATGTAGGTGGTTATGCAGCAAAATTGAATAACTTAGTTTCACAGGCGCTAAATGTACCCACAAAAGATAATATCAATGTATCCAAGGATATACGGGAAAGTGTTGCAGCATCGCCCATTACAAATAACAGCAAGACAGTTGTGCAGCATATTCAAAGTGAGCCGAAGATTGAATTTTCTGGTGATATTCATAAAGATGTCGATTTAGAGGAATTGATGAAAGCGATCATTAAATGGCTGAAGGATGAACAAGATCGCTCCACTGAGGGGGTCTACGAATGATAGGTATCTATCTTAGTGCTAAAAATGATGCGGAAGGCTTTCGTATCCCTATAAACCCCCCAGAACTACCCTTTAAAATTAGTGCAGATGGTGAAGGATTTAAGATTGCTAATACAGGAGCAGTCAATGTACCTAAGCCTATGCAGTTAAAGGAATTTTCTTTTTCATCCTATTTGCCTGCATCAGAAACCCATTATGCAGAAACCCAATTTATAGAGCCTAAAAAATATATTGAGCAGATTGAGAAGTGGATGGCGGAAGAGACAGTCATTCGCTTTATTTTTGTAGGTGGATCTTTCACTGTGAATGAACAGGTAACGGTGGAATCATTTGAATACAAACAACAATATGGAACGGCTGATGTAGATTACACAATCTCTTTTAAAAAGTATATGCCATTTGGGTTTAAAAAGATGGAAGTCGTTAAAAAGAAAGCAGCAACTGTAAAATCGGTTGATAAAGATAAAAAATCATCAGAACAAGTAGTTAAAAAGGAACCTCCCAGGGAGAATCCTAAGCCAGTACCCCAAACATACAGTTTGGTAAAAGGTGATTCATTGTGGAAGATTGCCCAAAAGTATACAGGGAATGGCGCTAACTATAAAGCATTGCAATCACTAAATGGTATTAAAGATAGTGATTTGCGGAGACTGCCAATTGGATTAAAAGTAAAAATCCCACCCGAATGGACAGCTAAAAAGTGAGGTGATATACATGGAAGTGTTAATAGATAATCGGGATGGTGCTATCTATGAAGTACCTGTCACTTCTCTTAGTTGGAAAACGGAAAAAAGAGGGAAAGCATCAGAGTTGAATGTATCTATGTTAAATCCTGAGCCATTAAAGAATAAAGTAGTTTCAGGTGCAATAGTACGTGTAACAGACGGTATGCACAAAATTTTTTATGGTTATTCATTCAAGGCGGAATTTGGAAAAAGTAGTGAATTTAAAATTACAGCCTACGATCAACTAAAGTACTTTATGTATAATGACACATTTGTATTGAAGTCTATGCCAGCAGAAGCAGCGATTACTCAAATTTGTAATCAATTAGGACGAAAGTTAAGTGCAGTGGCTGCAACAGGCTTTAAAGCACCTGCCATGATAGAAGAGGATAAAAAAGCATTGGACGTCATCATGAAATACATTGATTCTGCCATTGTAGCAACTAATCAAAGCTTTGTTTTCATGGATAACTT